AATATCATTGGGGGTTTTTTGGTATGTTTCAATGTCGATAAATTCACCCGTTGACAATTCATCCATGTTTGGGATGAAGCCGTATTTGATGCCGTTCATTTTGAACCTGGGTGTGAACACGGGTTTTAATTCCAACATCTTGGAAATCTTAATCACACAATCTTTGAGGATGTCAAACGGGATGGCCTTAACCTCACTAATGGTCAATTCACAAAAGATGGCAACCGATTCCAACTGCCTTTGTGTTTCATCCATGTCCGCCTTCAATTCATTGTACGCCAACATTTGATGTAACTTGACATCCTTCAACTCCGTGGGTACAATGATGGTTTTTGTTTCAATCATATACCCATAAAACGCCAATAATGGCGATTGTTTATACTAACCTTTCGTGAAGGATCGTGTGAACCTGGGCGTGATACCTTTGCATCTCCTTATCGGTTACCAAAATATCCGTAAATTCCCGAACCGATGAAATAATGGTGGAATGGTCAAGGTGTGAAATGTTGCCAATCTCCATGAAAGTCATGTTCAATCTTTTTCGGCAAATGTGGTTGAACATATGTCGGGCATACATTGGTTTACGCTTCCTTGACTTGGTGATAATTTGGTCGGGAGTCATATCCATCACTTCACAAATAACCCGTAACACTTCACCCCATGTGGTTGGGTTATCGTTGATGTCCGTTTTGGGTTTGACAATTTCTTGTTTGAGTAACCTCACCTCGCGGTCATGGGCCATCTTGTTTTCAACTACCAACAATCGCAGTCGTTTTATTTCTTGTTTTAAGTTGTGTATTTCTTGGTAATGGCTTGTCATATCAAACGCAAATATACAAAATCCACACGAAATAAACAATTAACGAATATCGTAGTTTCCGTAATTGGATTTGATTCCAAGTGCCATCATCTCATGATAACGCCATGAATCAATTCCGTGGTCTGTACCCGTTGGAATGTTGGTTGTACGCCCTTGGGCATCAGTATCCCAACAATAGTTGCGCAGTTCTTTAATTAGGTTTGTGGAAGTGGATGTAACCAAATACGATTGTGATTGCATGATTTGGATTCCGTAGTTGATTGAATCTTTGCCCTTGGTTACCCCTTTGATTCTTATTCCATACCTCCGTATCTCGTCAATTGATTTTGGTTCAGCGGAATCCGCATAAACGGGTACATGGTTGGGTAATGCCCTTGCAATGTCCGAATTAAGCATTCCCGTGCGGTATGCGACTTCATCAACTATTCGTTGACCATTGTACTCATATACGGCAACAATCGCCGTGGGATCGTTTGTATAACCGAAATCCACACCACAACCAACCAACCTTGCATCATCGGGGATTTTGTCGATGGTTTGCCAGTTGCTGAATATAACCCCTTGTAGGTTTCCAATCTCACCAAGCCCATATACTTTCCACCAATTACGCCAATAGTTGCTTGTTTCTGCCCTATCCCGTGCCTTTTCAATTTCCGCCACAATGGATTTATCCAACGCTTCGTTGTCTTTGTAGGTTAGTACAATCATTTCCGCATCAGGGTCGTTTACCAATTCACTATCCACCCAAAATTCCGCCACTGGGTTGTAATCCAAATAAATGAATTTACGGGTACGGATTGCCATTTGGTAGTACGATTCCCAATCGATGTTGTTGCACTCGTTTACAAATAGAACATCACGCCTTGCACCCCTCAACTTTTGGGGTTGATCCGCAGAAAAGAATTCAATGTATGAATCGTTTGAGAATGTGTAAGTGAGTGAAGATTTATTCCACTTGTTTGGGTCATACATTCCAACCATGTCCATAATTTTAAGGAAATCACGGATGGCACCCCTTCGCAAATGCGGGATGGTTTCCGATACCACGCTAATTTCACACTTCGGGTTCTGCACCGCATAGGTGATAAGCATCGGGATGATACTAAATGTTTTTGAATCTCACCCCCACCACCGAAGCAATGGGGGTTAAACCGAGGAAGATGTACCACCGCGAACGATGCGGACACGCTTCCTCAATTTTGCTATTTTAATTTGTGCAGTTGTTTGTTGTAACATATTCCCATTTGTAATTATATGCGGTTTTGTATCGTTTGCGTTTTTTACAACATCCGATAATTCCAAAACTGTTAAATCCCAATTCCCGTTTAACCATGTTAATTGATTCCCATGTTTTTACGAATGTACCATCCTTTTCGTATTGATTGATTGCAATGGAACAATTACTATCTTTCCCCCGTGGTGCTTTTTGTAGCCCCAAACGAAACGCGTGTAACTGATTTTCACGGCTTGTAACCCATTCTAAATTGGATGCGTGATTATTTTGTTTGTTCCCATCAATGTGGTTGACCTCTGGTTTATTGTCGGGGTTTGGTACAAATGTTTTTGCAACCAATCGATGTACAATGTAATATTTTCTTACTCCATCCTTAAATAGTTTGACTTGGGAATACCCATTGGCTTTCAAAGTTTGTTTGATGTATTTTAACTTTCCATCGCTTGTGAATGATTTACCATTTCCCCATGAATAAATGTTTCCATCTAAATCAATAGAATACAATCCCTCATAGTTCGCGATGTCAAATAACATACGCCCATTGATTGTGTTGTTTTTATTGTGTTCCATGTTACAAATATACATTTGTTTTTTATGTTATACAACCCCCTTATCCACCACGCACAATTCTAACCCGCTTTCGCAGTTGTGAAATCTTGGTTTGGGCGGTGGTTCTTTGAAGCATTATTTCACATCCAAGTCAATACCATTGAAGATGGGCTTTTCGGTGGTAACATCAATTTGTTGGGTGGGCATACCAAATCCCGAATCCATCAATTGTTTGTATGCACCGACATCACCTTTTCTTGCCTTGTGTATCATTGCAAGTGTTATCAAATCTTCTTGGGATAGTTTTTCCAATTCCCCCGTGATGGGGTTTTTGCTTTCTTGCATTACCTCTAACCATTTCCGTGCGATGGTGCTTCGGTTCTTGCTTCCCTTTGGTCTGCCATTGGGGTTGCCACTCTCCCCAGGTTGGAACGGAATCAAATCTTCTTTGCTCATTCTGTTTTTGTTCTGTTTTAATCGTTTGGCAAAATAGGAATCGGCATCCACATATATGGTGCGTTGATTGGTGAATCATCATGTGCCAAATACCATTGCCCGTCTAAAATGTAGGCAACCTCTTTGGTGTCAATTAATACCCACACTTGGTCATGTGGTATGGTGTCGCGGGTTTCTCTCCATGCTTTCATAGTTCAACTCCGTTTCTTTTAATTTTTATTGTTGGGTCTAACTTTTTCATTCTGTCAATAATAACTTGGCAATACTTTGGATCAAGTTCCATGCCATAACATTTGCGTTTAAGTTGGTGTGATGCAACCATTGTAGAACCTGAGCCAAGAAATAAATCAAGAACTTTATCATTTTTTTTACTGCTTTTATTCAAAGCGTTTTCAATAAGTGGAATTGGCTTCATTGTAGGATGCAAATCGTTTTTTAATGTTCTTTGAAATTCCCAAACATCCTCCTCCTTAAAACTTTCCCCATAAAATACATTGTCGTTATAACCATAAACAATAGGTTCGTATCTTCTTTTATAATGTCCTCCTCCCATATTTGCTTGATTCTTTACCCAAATAATAATGCTTTTATATTCTACATTTAATTCATTTAAGGGATTCAATAGTTCGTTTAGAGTTGAACTGCTAAAAGATATATACCATCCGCCCTTGCAAAATAAAATAATGTTTTTAATAATTGACTTTATAAAATCGTTAAACTCCTCTTGTGAGTGCAAGTCGTTTTTTATCTCATCATATTTTGTATTTTCAGTTTTAAAATTTACTATCTTTCCATCAACCGTAGTGCTTGACATTGTGCCTTTAAAGCCAATATTGTACGGAGGATCAGTAAAAACCATATCCGCTTTTTGCCCGTCCATTAACCTTGCAACCGCATCGCTATCCGTGGAATCACCACACAATAATCGGTGTTCGCCTATCTCAAATAAATCACCCAACACAATATCCGTTTCAGTGACATCCGCATCAACATCAAAATCATCTTCCTCGGCTTCCAATTCGTGTTTCATATTTGGAACCTCTAAACCCCAATCGTTCAAGTCCTCCAATTCAAAGTTGTTTGCTAACTCATCCCAATCCCATTGACCCGTGTTTGCGTTTAATCTGATGTTTAATTCCTTTTCATCTTCCTCTGACAAATCCACAATTACACATTCAATTTCAGTGTAACCTAATTTTTGCAACTCCCTTACCCTAAAATGTCCACCAACAATGTACCCCGTTTGCTTGTTGTAAATAATTGGCTCAACAACTCCGAATTTTTTAAGGGATTGTTTTAACTGTGATTCTTGTTTTTCCGTTGATTCCCGTGGGTTATACGGGGCGGGTGTCAATTCCGATATTTTTTTTATTTCTATTATCATAATGCTATACTAAATATATGTTCCCATTTATTTAACCAATCAATTCTATTTTGCTTTATTGCAAATTCTTCCAATGTGTTTTGTCTTTTTTTTGAATTGCAACTTTTACAACTGTAAACTAAATTAAAAACATCGTTATCACCTCCTTTGGATATTGGTGTTAAATGTTCAATCGCTTTGTAATCTGTCAAATCACATTCGCAAAAGAAACATTTATTTTTTTGA